ATGGCCGCCAGCGCGGCGCTTGCCGCCACGCTCGCCTTGCCCACTTTGTCCTTGAAGGACATGCTTGCGCGCTGGGCCTTGTCCATAGCGGCCACGGCGCTGGTGGCGTCACCGATAATGCGAATGGCAAGAATCGCGCTTTTCATCGTCTCGCCTCCTTTGCCTCTTGCTCGGCCTCTTCGGCGTCCTCGCGTTCCTTTTCCAACAGTTCCAAACAGGTGCCCCAGTCCTCCGGGCTAGGCTCGCTCTCGCGACGCCACGCCCACGGGGTGCCGCCGAGGCGGGCGGCAAGCACGCACGAATAGGCGTTCAGGCCGTCGGCGTCCCAGCGGGGAAAGGGCCGAAAGTCTCTTCCTCGCCGTCGCTCACGTTGGCGGCCACCGGGGTGTCGAACATGTCCACAGCGTCGTCGGTGTCGTTGGCCATGTCCTCGATGCTCACGACGGTTGCCAGCCACCGGTCGAACGGCAGATCGGTAAGTGAGGTCTGGCGGCAGCGCATATAGGCGCTATAGGCGTTGAACTTGACGGCGGCCTCCATGAGGCTGCCCCAGCCGTGGGCCTTGCCGTAGGTTTCTGCGGCGGTGCGTTGGAACATGGTCACCATGATTTCGTCGGTGTGACCGTCGGTGTAGCGAACGCGGGTGTTCGACGGTATAGTGGTGTCGCTCATTTGCTTAAATCTCCTGTGGTTATGCGGTTTATGATCTTTTCGACGGCCTGAGAGTAAAGGGCCGTCCATTCCGGTTCGGTGTCCTTCGCGGCCTTGTTGGCGAAATAGGTCGCCTTGATGTTGTGGCCGGGCCAGCCGTAGTTAATGACGCCGGCATATGGCACCTTGCCTTTATTGCCGGCGCGCACCACGCCGGCTTTCTGGGTGGCTCCGGCGCGCACGGTGCGTGACAGTCTGCCGGATACGTGCGGGGCTGTTTTCTTGGCCTCGCCGGCGACTATTGAAGCGGCCTCGCGGTTCACGGCCTTGAGGTCTTTCAGATCGTCGCCGGCTTTCTTCAGGCTTCGCGCCAACTGGCCCGCGCCCTTCAGTTGCAAGGAGCCGTTGCCGCCGGCCCCAATCGTCCCGGCCAAACGTCACATCCCGGACGGCGTGTAGGCGCTGGGCGTCACGTCCGTTGCGGCAAAACTGAAGTCGTTGGCGTTCTTGCTCTTCACGTCGCCGCCGATCTGGATGCTGGCAATTGTCACTTTGCCCTTCCATTGGACGGTGCCCGACGTGTTCGGAATGAATGTGAACGGCAGTTCATCGCCGCTGTGCTGGTTGCACCAGACCTGAAGGCCGTCCATGCTGAAGTCTTCCTTGACGCTGCCGGTCAGCGTCCAAGACTCGGTTTGGCTGCCGCCCTCGCTGTGCCCGTCAAGGAAGTTGTCCGGGTCTTCGGTGTCGGTGCTTGGTTCCAACGCTGTGTTGGTGACGTCCGCGCTAAAGTCCTGTTCGCTGCCGGTGCCTCCGATCTTGAGCGAGCCGGGGCCAAGTGTGCGTACCTTCGCCATGATTGTTTCCTTTCGGTTAGTCTTCGGTTAGTTCCAAGGGGTTAAGGGTCAGTTCGTAGGCCGCGAGGTTGCCCCCGCCGGCCAGCGAATAGGTGACAGGCTTCGCGCTTCGCATGTTCACCTTGCGTTCCCAGAGTCTTTCGACCACGGGCGTGATGATGTCCAATGCTTGCACCTGTGTGGCGGTGGTGCCGGCGATCACGTTCACAGTCCAGATGCGCTCTTGGAACTGGTAGCCCTCGAACGTGATCGTCGGCGGGTCGATCAGCATAACGGCCTTGCCGGGCAATGGCCGGGCCTCTTGGGCGTCGATGGTCACGGCGTCCACGAGGTCTCCGGCGGCGTCGGTGAGCAAGTCCATAAGGGCTTCGCGTTCCTCGCGCACGCTCGCGGTCATGCGATCACCAGCCCGCCGGTGTTCACGCCCGCGGCCTTGAGTTTCGGCCACACCGAACGCAACGGATCTGTTGAGATCCTGAACGGTTCGGTGGTGCCGTCGCCAACGTCCATGACGCCCAGCCGGGCGTCGCGGCTGTTGTACAGGTCCGCAGCACAACTCACGATGCAATCGGCCAGCACTTCGTTCTTGATGGACGCCGCGCCCACGGCGCTTGCCACATACGCCTTTGCGGCGGCCAGCTTCGCGGCCAAGCGTTCATCGTCACCGCTTGGCACGCTCACTTCGTTGCGAAGCTGAGCCAACAACTGTTCGTCGTTCATGGTCACATCCCGGTGGCAGTGAACTTGACAGGCAACAGGCCGTCGGTGAAGGTCGCGGCCACGGCCATGTACCCGTACACCGAATAGTTGTCCACGATGTTCACTGGGTCGGTATTGGAAAGCTGGGTGGGGCCGCCGCTCTCCCACACGGTGACGGCGGTCGGGTCGATGAACGCGGCGGATCGGGGCCTTCGGCAGCAAGTACACCGGCACGCGCATGAGGTCGCCCACCACGCCGGTGACGTCGAAAGCGCCGATGGTATCCGACCCCTTGCCGGAAATGTCCATGAACCGGTTGCCCGAGTCCTTGAGCTTGATAAGGGCCAGCGCCACGTCCTTGGAAACGCCCAGACGGGTCATGGCCGCGTTCCTATCGTCCATCACCTCGGCGGCGTCAAGGATAAGGCCGGCCCACTGGTCTGGCGTCATGTCGTTCAAGGCGGCCGGGGCCGTGATGTTGTTCGGGTTCTGGGTCGCGTCGCGCTGGGACTTGATGAGGTCGTACAGGTAGGTGCGCACGGCGTTTTCGGTGGACTTCGCGTAGGCGTTGTTCAGGGCCTTCAGCGCCGTGTTGAGCATGGGGGTGGTGCTGCGCTCGATGGTCTGGCGCGAAAGCGTGGTGTAGCCGCCATAAGTGTTGATGTCGGCGGTCTTGGTGCCGAACTTCACCTTGCCGAAGGTCAGGGCCGCGCCCTCGGCGGTCTGCTTGTCCACGGCCGTGGTGTCCTCGGAGACCACGTTGTATTCCATGCTCATACCGGTAGCCGGCAGCGTGTCGCGGGTGAGGATGTTCGTCACCTTGCGGCGCTGTTCGATCAGGCGCAAGTCATCGGCAATCCATGCCACGGTGTTGCCGGTGTCGCCGGTAACGATGGCGTCGCGGGTCTGGCGCATAAGGTCGATGGCGGCCGCGTGGTTGGCGTCGCGTTCGTCGCTCAGTGCCTTGAGATAGTCGCCGGCGGTGCGGAACTCGCCGCCCAGCTCGGCCGGCGGGGTGGTCTGGATGCCGGCGGCCACGGTGGCCTTGATGCCGCGCAGTTCCTCACTGAACGCCTCCAAGCGTTCGTTCATGGCGTTATCGCGCTGTTCGTTGTTGGTGTTGTCGCCCATAACGGGTGCCTCCATTCCTTCGTCGTTGTTGTTGGTTGTGATGGTCTGGGAACGCTGGCCGGTGATTTCGGCGGCCGGATACGCGGGGATGCCGGTAACGGCCACCTCGAACAGGTCGATTGCCCTACGGTGGACTTCGGTAACGCCGTCGTCCGAGTCGATAACCCTGTTTTCCACCGGCCTGAAGCCGATGCTGAAGCCGTCGTAGACGCCTTCACGCACCAGTTCGGCGGCCTCGCGCCCGCTTTCGGTGTCGGCCAGCTTCGCCACGACGTGCAAGCCGTCCGCTTCGCGGCGCATGTCGGTCAGCTTGCCGATAAGGTCGCCATGCTCGCGGCTCACTTTCACGGTCTTGCGGGTGCCGAAGTCGCAATCGGGGTCTATCACCTCGGCGTAATCGCTGAACAGCGCATATCGCTGATTGAAGGGCACGGCCACGCCCTCCAAGGTCATGCCGTCGCCGGTGTCGCCGGTGTCACGCAAGCGTAGGCCGGTGACGTTGAGCGTGCGCGCCTCCATAAGCCTTTCGTCGTGCTCATTGCTCATTGGTGGTTCCTCCGATCTGTTGAATCTGGGCCGCCTGTTCGGGCGTCAACGGCGGCAAGCCCTCGCGGTCGCGCACGTCGTCCACGGTGAGCCACCCGGAGCTGAGGGCGGTCTTGTAGGCGTTGTAACGGTCGGCCATATCGGCGCGGCGGCTGCTGTCCCAGTCGAAACGCACCACCCGGCCACGCGGTAGCAAAGAACTTAGAAGTTCCTCGATCTCGCCCGTGTAGGCGGCCAGCGTGTAGTCGGCAAACTCAATCCAGCTTTGCTCGATGTTGGAATAGGTAAGGTTGCTGCCGTCAACGGCGGCAAGCATGATGCTGGCCGGGATGCCCAACAGGCGTGCGATCTGTGTGGTGTCGAACTTCTGAGTCTCCAAAAACTGCAAGTCCGCCGGCTTCATATCAAGCGGCACATAGGTAAGGTTGCTGCCAACCACCTTGATGTCACCGGCCTTGCCGGCCTTGCCCCAATCGTCCTTCGCCTGTTTCGCGCTGTCGGGCGTGATCTTCTGGTCGCTCTTCAGATAGCCCTTCACGTTGGAAGAATCGGTGTAGAAGCGGGCCTTGTAGTCGCGGGCCATCTTTGCGCCCTCCACCTCTTCGCGCGCCGCCGAAATGGGGCCAAGGCCGCGCAACCTGCCGGGAACGTTCAGGAACTTCAGGTGTGTGATTTCATCCGGCGTGTACTCGCGTCCAAGATACGAATAGCGAAGCACCGGCGCGGCGGGGTCGCGGCCATCGTCGCGCACGGTCACCAGAGACGGCGGCAAGACTTGGCACGACACCACTTCATTGCCATACCTCAGCTTGCGAACGAAGGCGTTGCCGTCCAAGCACAGGCTTGCCACGATGTCGCTTATGAAGTCGCGTCGGCTTCGGTTGGCGTCCGGGTGGTCGATGATGGATGTCAGCGTGTTGAGCTTGATGCCGCCGCGCATTTCGTGCATCGGCAAGCCGGCGATTGCGGTTTGAAGCACCTGAACGCCACGAAATACGGTGGACAGTTGCAGCGGGTCATACGCGGCCGTGCGGGTGGGTGGCATTATCTCGGCCGGTATGTCGTCCACGGCGGCCACGCCGCGCGTGATGATCTTGCCGGCGAAGCGTAGCCGTTGAAAAAAACCGAAGTCGTTCATGCGGCACATCATGCGCGCTCACGCATGGCCGTGGCGAGTGGCGCGCGCCATTGCCCGCCACAGTCCACCACAGCCGTACATGGTCAGAATATTTGCAACGGCCCTTCTGGTTCGGGCCTGTGCGAGACGCCCCACGCGGCAAGCATGGCGCTTTCAAGCGGCGATGTCTGGCCGGTGCTGCCGCGCCTTGACACGCGCCAAGCGTCGCCGCTCCATGTGCGCGCGCTGTTCGCCGCGCTGGCGTCCAATTCAGCGTCGGCGGCATGGCGGACGGTGCCGTTCTCAAGGCCGCTCACGAACGCTTGGCCCACGCTGAGGAAGTCGCCGGCTTGCATGTCCACGAAACGCACAGCGGGGTCGCCGTTGATGTCGGCCAGCGCTTTCAATCGGTCGCACAAGTCGCCGTTCGGGCCGCGCGAGTCCATACACAAGGGCGCGTCGTAGGTGGCGCACAGTCTGGTGATCTCGCCGGGTGCCGCGCCGGTGCCGTCCAACACCTTGAGCAACTGGACCGTTACCGTGCCGTCGTGTTCCTTGATGCCGGCGCTAATCGCCGTATGCGTGGCGTCCACGTCCACGGCGGCACCGAACACCACCGGCCGGCCGGCCAAGTCGCCGGGCGCTATCGGCTC